TCATAACCTGAAGGTCGCAGGTTCAAATCCTGCTCCCGCAACCACTCCTAACCTAAGTTCTTGCTCTTCCGACGTCAGTCGGAGGAGCGGAGCTAGGTCCCCGTCCAACTCCAGACTGTACTGCCCATGCACCGGCAGCGGTGTGAACCACACCGCCGTCACCAGGGCGCGCAGGGCCTCGGTCGCCTCGAGCTTGGCGATCTGATCAGCAGGATCGTCGCTGTGCAGCAGCGGCTGCATCTGCTCGATGAGCTTGCGATATTGCCCGGCGATGCCGGGATGCAGGGCCACTGGCCCTTCGGCCGATCTGGCCGCCTCTATGTCCGCCTCGAGCTGGTCTCGGCGGGCCTCCAATGCGCGAATGCGCTCGCCGACGGACTTTCCGTCGAGGTGCCCGGCGACCACCTGGTCGATCAGGCGCTCGAGCCCGCGCGAAACCTCCCCCAACTCCTTCGCCAGCGTGGCGCGTCGGTCGATCGACCCGCGCCGGCGCTCGGCCATCCGGTCGTGGTAGCCCTGTACGGCCGCCTCGATTAGCTGCGGATGCAGCAGATGCTCGCCGATCGACGCCAGGACCCTGGCCTCGACACCGGCATATCCCGGTGTCTTGCCGTTGCTGCAGGCCGCCGGGCCGCGCTCGACGCGGGTCTGGCAGCGCAGCGCGCTCTTGGGTCCGCTGAGCGTCATGCGCCCGCTGCAGCAGCTGCAGCGCACCAGGCCCGATAGCAGGCGCTTGGGCCGCCCTGGCCCCTTCGGCCGGCCCTCGCGGCTCGCCTCGGCGTACCGGGCGCGGACCTTGTCCCAGAGATCGGCCGGAACGATGCGCAGCTGCTCGTCGATTGCGCGCACCACGGCGGCCTGGTCGTTGAGTCGACTCCGCCGGCGCCCGGTCGCCCGGTCCTTGCGGAAGGTCTGCCGGCCCCAGACGATCTCGCCGATGTAGAGGGCGTTGTGGATCACCCCGTTCCCGCGAGCGGCGTTGCCGGCGATGGTCGAGGCGTTCCAAGGGCCGCCGCTCGGGCCGGGGATCTGGCGGGTGTTGAGCGCGGCCGCGATGGCGCGTGGTCCCTCGCCTGCGGCGTAGCGGCGGAAGATCTCGACGACGACCGCGGCCTTCTCCTCGTCGACCTCGCGCAGGCCGCGGATCAGTTCACCGCGACCGTCGAGCTCGCGCCGAATCCGGTAGCCGTAGGTGATGCCGCCGCCCGATCGGCCGGAGCGGACGACGCCCTCGAGCCCGCGCCGGGTCTTGCGCGCGCCCTCGGCCAGCAGCATCGCGCTGGAGATCGCCGCGACGCCGGTGTGCAGCTCGGTGACTTCGCCGGCGGCCACGGTGTGGATCGAGACGCCGATCGCGCGCAGGTCTTCGAAGATCGCCCAGGTGTCCGCGCCCGAGCGGGCCAGACGGTCGGAATGCTCGGCGATCACCGTGTCGATCAGGCCCGCGCCGGCCGCCGCGAGCAGGGCGCGCAGTCCGGGCCGGCCGGCCATGGTGGCGCCGGAGGTCGCCGCGTCCTGGTGTTCGCTGACGATCGTGGCGCCGACCCGCGCGGCATAGGCGCGGCAGTCCCTCAGCTGATCCTCGATCGAGGCCAGCCGCTGCTGGTCGGTGGAATAGCGGGCATAGAGGGCGGCGCGCATGACGGCATCAGCTCCGCTTGTGCGAGTCGAGTCTAGCGAGCTCGCGATCGGCCAGGATCCGGCCCAGCGTCCGCGCGGCCGCCAGCGCCGCCGGAGACGGCGCGGGGAGGGCGGGCCTGGGCGGTGCAAACGGCTTGGTCACCGGCGCTGCCTCACCCGGTTCATGGCGCGGGCCAAGGCCTCGAGTTGCTGGCCGGTCCGGGCCGCGGCCGCTGTGAACTCGTTGATGTGTCGCTCGATCTGTCGGCGTGCTTCCCGCTCGATGACCACGCGAAGGTCGATCGCCTCGCGGACCTCGGGCCGGGGCCAGCGAGGGACGATGGCCACCGCTTCCTCGCGCGGGGCTGCCCAGTCAATGCCGAGCTCTAGCCTGACGTCGGCGGCGTCGATGACCCTCCATTGCAGCTGGCGCTGGACGGGGAAGTCGTCCCCGCGCTCGCCGACCCAACGGCGCTCGCCGCCGTATGCTCGCGCCGGCTCTGCGACCTGGCCTCCGAGCAGTCGCGAGAAGGCCTCGGCTGCGTCGCGGACATCCGGCGCCGGCGGTCGGTTCCGGAAACCCTGCAGCTGACTGATCGAATAGGTGCGATCGAGCTCGAGCGTCGCGACCGGTCGCCCGTTGCGCAGCACCGAAAAGATGTGAGCCGCGCCGCTGGCGACGTCGCCGGCGTAGCTGGCGACGCAGTGTTCCATGCGCGCGCCCTCGTCGTGCAGAGCGGCGGCGGTGCGCAGCGCGCGGAAAGCCACCGCGCCGATCGTCGTCTCGTCGTCGTGCCCACCCTTGTCGAGGACCTCGTGCGGGTCGAAGCGCTGTTCTGGCGATAGGTGTCGGATCTGGATGCCGGCGATGGCGTCCACAAGGGCTTCATAGCGCCGGCCAGCCCCGTCAACGACGACGACGCGCTGCAGCGCGACACGCTGACGCCGGCGCTCCCACTGCCCGGCGGCTTCGACGGCGCGGCGCCAGCCCCAATCGGGATTGAACAACACGTCCGGCGCATAGGCGAAGTCGGCGACCCGGCGAACCTCCGCCGGATCGATGTAGTCCGCAATCAGGCCCGCGAGGCGCTCGGCCGCCCAGAAGAACGGGTGCTCGGCATGGTCGGGCCCCACGCTGGCCATCACGCCCATGCGCCGACGCCCCCACTCAAACAGAAGGTAAAGCCAGCGACGCTGGTGCTGCGCGTCGTCGGGAATGATCTGGCTGAGCAGCGACGGCGGCATGTTGTTGAACATGCGGAAGACTGTGGGAATGGCCGCGCCGATCGCGGCGGGCGCCAGCTTGCGCAGGGCCAGGGGAAGGCGCGCGTCGGCCATGATGTCGCGAAGCTTGCGGCCGCCCTCGAAGCTGGCCTGCAGCTGTCGCCGTTCCAGCCTGGCGGCGAGCAGGACCGGCGCGGCCCTCAGGTACTGGATCGCCCGCGGGGTCAGACCTGCGAAGTTGACCGCAGCGTTGACATTGAACGTGCCGGCGAACAACGCCTGGGCTTCAGCCGCCGCCGCGGCTTTCCAATCCTCAGTCATGCGGGCCTCGAGGGCTAGCAGGCATCGCGTCGAACACGGCCTGGACGCGCTCGCGCGCGGCGTCGCTCAGGCGGTAGCCGAAGCCATGCAGGTTGATCACCGCGTCCCGGCCCAAGCGCCGGCGCAGGCGCCAGACAAGGACCTGCGGCTGCTTTCCGGGATCCTCCGCGCGCCGATCGTCAACGCCGTCGGTGATGCGCTCGAGCAGCAGGCGCCCGGAGAGGTGACGGCCGGGTTTCATGGCGGCCAGGGCCTCGAGCGCGCGCGCCTCCTGGACGCTGAGGCGGAACGCCGCCGCCAGCCTGACCGCCCGCTCGTCGAGGAGCTGCAGGCCAAGCTCGCTGCGCAGCCACGCGACCTCGTCCTCGAGCTCGGCGATACGAGCCTGCGGATCCTGCCGATCGAGACGACGGGCGGCCTGGGTCATGCAAATTTCCGAAGGCTCCGGGCGAGCTCGCTGGCGGTCTTCGGCTTCTTCTGGGAGGCAGCGACCTTGGGCCGCGAGATCTCGGCGTGATGGGCGCAGTAGATCGCGCCCTCCGGCCTGGGCGCGCAGCAGAAGCGCATCTCCTCGCCGCGCCCCGGTCCCGGATCGCTGATCGGCCAGCGGCAGCCGCCGAACCCGGGATCGATCATCCTCAGCTTCAGCGACGCCGGCGCGGGCGGCGGTGTCGGCGGCATGGGCTCGGCCGGCGGTCTGGCCTGACCGCGATCGAACGCCATCCCGTTGCCGGCGACGCCGATCGTGACCGGCTGCGGTTTGCGGGGGCCGGTCGTTCCGCTGCCGGCGGCGCGCCGGTTGACGGTGGCGGCGACGACCCGCGCAGCCTCGCTTCTGCCCAGCCCGAGGCGGGCCAGCTTGCCGATCACCGCGTTCCGCGTAACGCCGCCCAGCTTCCTGGCGATATGCTCGGCGGTGAGGCCATCCAGGTGGAGTTTGCGAAGGTCGGCGACCCTTTCGTCGGCCCAGGACATCAGGCGGCCTCTCTGAAATCGGGGAAGGCGTCGTGGACCACGCCGTCCAGCTGGGGCAGCTCGACCTTCCGGCCGTCCACGAACCCTTGTTTGAAGAAGAAAGCCGTACCCGCGAGCGCGCAGTCGTCGCGCAGCCGGCGGACGTGGTCCCAGTCCAATTCCCGGCGGCCAGGCCCGCTCTCTTCGCCGACGATGACCCAGTCGAGGCCGCGATCGTGCCAAGGCAGGTCGTGTGCGACGGGTTCTAGGGCGGGCATGCCAACAAGCCTTCGCCCGGTCAGGCCACAACCGGCGACTTCCTTTCCATGGTCTAGGCCTCGACCCAAGCGCGTCAGATCCATCGCTCCCAGCAGCGGCTCGGCCGAGAGGAAGCGGACGGCCGCCGGAGTGGCCAGAAGCTCGCCGACGCGTTCGTCGGCGCGGGCCTGGTCCTCGGCGCTGACGCCCAGCCAAACGTTGGGGAGGGGCCACTTCGGCGCGGGGCGGCCCGGCGCGTTCGCCGCGCGGATCGCGGCTCCGCCGATTTCGTTGATCGCGCGCGAGAGACGCAGGACCCAGCCTTTCGACAGGCGGTCCATGTATTGCCGCATCCGCGCCGACCGCTTGGTCAGCACCTGGTAGGTGTGCTGCGGCGATAGCGACATGACCGCAAACACCCGGTCGATCCACTCGTCGGGAACGCTCTCGTGGAACAGGTCGCCGTGGGCGCAGACGAAGATCTTGCGCGGGCGGCGCCAGCGCAGGGGCTGGGTAAGCCAGTCCTCGTTCAAGCGAACCTGTCCATTCCAGACCGGCCCTGCCTTAGTGGGGATCGTCAGGCCGGCGCGGCTGGGGTGGGCGCGCAGCCGCGTCCCCGCTGCCTTCATCGCGTAGCAGTTCGTGCAGCCGGGCGAGATCACGCTGCAGCCCGTGATCGGGTTCCAGGTCGCGTCCGTCCAGGAGATGCGGGAGCCGTCGGCCATCAGCCGCGACCTCCGAGCTCGCGCGCCTTGGCGGCGCCCGCCTCGGTCAGCCAGTAGGCGGTGAATTGGGAGCCGCCCTTGGGACGGACGACGCGGCTGTCGGCCAAGCCCTTGTCGCGCAGGATGCCGATGACGTTCGGGTTGCAGGCCTTCAGCGCGTAGGGCCCGACGCCGGTCTCACGGGACAGCGCGCCGGCGGCGAACAGGCCGAGCAGCTGCTCGGTTTGCGCGGGTGTCATGGCGGTCTTGGTGCGGTCGGGCATCATGCGGCCCTCAGAAATCCGAGACGCCGGCAGGCGTCGTGGTGATCGACGGGCGGGCCGAGCCGCGCCTCGAGGTCGGGCGGCGGCGTCCAGTCGAAGAGGCGCTGGCGGCCGGCCATGGGGATCGGCTCGGCGAGCTCGCGCGCACCGTCGAGACGCCAGGCGAAACGGTCCGGCCCGAAGTTGCCAGCGACCCTGTCGGCGGCGGTCAGGTCGCGGCGGACCCGCTCGGTTCGAAAGACGCCGGTGAGGTCGGCGACGCCGAGCAGCGCGCCGGCCGGCAGGGTGTCCCACCAGTCGCGGCCGAGCACGACCGCGCAGAGGTGGGCCGGCGCGCCGACGCGGTCGATGGTCTTGGCGGCGTGGATGGCCAGCGGGCCACGGTGCGTGGTCGACCAGTGGCGGGTCTCGTGAAGCTTGAAGCCCGCCATAATCAGCGAGGCCCATGGCTGCCAGAGCGACAGGGTCTTGATCGGCGTAAGCGTTGGGAGGTCCATCGTGCACCTGCGTTGAAGGTTGTCGGGGCGCGGCTCACCGCGCGAGACCACGGGCCACGAGCCCGGTGAGCCGCGCCCGGCTCTAGACGGGAGCGCCGACGCGCTCGGCGGCCCGCACCCGGATCTGGTCCATGCGCTCAAGGACCAGCGCGGTATCCAGCGGCTCGGCCTGACGCCCGATCTCCATGGCGCCATCCAGAATCGCGACCGCCTCTCCCCAGAACTTGTCGAGGTCGAGGGCGCGGGCGAGGGCGAGGGCGAGGGCGAGGGCGAGGTCGAGGTCGAGGTCGAGGTCGAGGGCGCGGGCGCGGGCGCGGGCGACGGCGAGGTCGAGGTCGAGGTCGAGGTCGAGGGCGAGGGCGCGGGCGCGGGCGCGGGCGCGGGCGACGGCGAGGTCGAGGTCGAGGGCGCGGGCGCAGGCACGCACATCCTCAAGGGTCTCGCAGGCCTTCCAGCGCGCCACCAACGAGGGCGCGGCCAGCCCCTCGAGGGCCGGGGCCACCATGCGGCGGGCGATCTGAACGATCATGAATGTCATGCGCTCGCGCTCGATCTCTGGCGTATCGGCCGTCCCGGCCAGGCGCGTGACGAACGGCTTCAGCAGCTTGTTCCGCAAATTGTTCGGCATGCTGTCGTTGAGCATCAGGGCGAACGAGGACAGCGGCCGCGAGAAGCACGGCGGGCAGTCGTTGGCGCTCATGACCGACTTGTATTCGAAGCCCGCCGCGACGATCGCCGCCTCATTGATGCAGGTGCCGCCGTCCGGGCCCGGGAAGTCGTGGGAGCCGCTCTTCAGCTCCCAGTTCAGGATATGGTCGAAGTCGGTCGTCATGCCGCCCTCTCCTCTGCGTGCTGGCTTTCAAGAGCCCGGGCGCCGGCCAGCAGGGCGGCTTCGCGGGCGAGATAGACGTCGCGATCAGCGTCGCGGTTCTTGGCTTGGTCGAGCGCGTAGCCGACGACGGCGTCCAGATCGGGATGATCGGCCGCGCGCCGGCGATGGATGGCGGCCTTTTCGGCGGCGGCGATGGCGCAGCCGGCGGCCTGGGCGGCGAGCTCGCGCAGGATCTGCGCCTGGGCGAGCGTCATGAGAGCAGCCCCAGCGCCCGGATCATCGCATCCTTGGCGGCGTTGACCTCCGCCGCGGCGGCCTCGCTGCCGCCGGCGTCGGGATGGGCGGCGGCGATCTTCTCGCGCCAGGCCGCGCGGATCTGTTCGGACCTGGCGTTCGCGGGGATGCCCAGGATCTCGTGCGGCTGCTTCGGCGCCGGCAGGGCCGTGAACCCTTCGAAGGCGCGCTCGAGCATGACCCCGCCGCCGTGCCGCTCGAGCTGGCGCAGCGCCTCGAGGGCGAGGGTCAGCGAGCGCATGTTGCCCTCGGCGTCATGGTAGCGGTCGCAGGCCATGACGTAGGGCTTGCCGCCGCGCTGGAAGTAGATGGCCACCCCCTCCTCGTCCGGACGCTTGCGGCCCTCGACCGGGCCGTGCTTGCCCGGTTGAAAGTTGGACGACAGGACCACGGTCTGCGTGCCGTGCTTCCAGATCTCCTCGAGGAGCGCATCGCGCGCGGCGGCGAAGGTCCAGGGCGCCACCTGCGGCCAGCGGCCGCTGTTGTCCTTGCGCTTGAAGACGTTGCGGCCGTCCTTGCGGTCGACCCAGGACGTGCGCGGCCAGCCGCCCGGCCAGGCGAGGGGATGGGCCTGGGTCATGCGGTTCTCCGGGCGAGGCGCGCCTGCCACTCGGCCGCGTGGGCGGGACAGAGATCCTTGTCAGGCGCGGGGGTGTGGGTGCAGCCTCCGCAGAGGTCAGCGTCGCAGGTCCCGCCGGGGACCTTCCAGTCGCAAAGCCGGGTCGCCGGCAGGCCGCTGCCGCAGGCGCAAAGCCTGGCCTTGCGGCGAACGCCGCAGGCGATCGCGAAGCCGCCGCCCGGCATCTTGACCCGCTCGCAGACCATCAGGCCGCCTGCTCCTGATCGCCGTCGCCGGCCGTGACGCCGGCAAGGCTCTGCCGCAGCAGCTCGGCGGCCTGGGCGTGGAAGTCGGCCTCGCCCTGGGCGGCGACGGCGACGGCGGCGAAGCGGGGGTTTGAGGCCGCGACGCGCCGGTTGGTCTCGGCCCGGGCGGCGGCGCTGTCGGCCTGGCTGGCGTGCCAGCGGGCCAGATCGCTGAGGGTCAGATCGCCGGCCGCCCCGGCGACGGCGCCGGCCGTCTCGAGCGTGGCGCCGAAGCCCAGGGCGACGAAGCCGTGGATGAAGCCGAACATGGCCTCGTCCTCGCCCAGGATGTACTCGATCACCCGTTCCTCGACCTGGCCGGTATAGGCAGCAGGACCCGGGTCGAATTCGCGCAGCACCAGGGTGTCGCCAATCTGGAAGGCGCGGTCGTTCTTGCGCAGCTCGAAGCGCTTCGTGCCGGCGCGGATGGCGGCGAAGTAGGGCGGCCAGGTCTTCAGCTCGTGGCGGGTGGCCATCGTCAGGATCCTTCGCAGGCGGAGCAGAGATCGGGGCCGACCCAGGCGCAGCCCTCCGGGCAGGCGTGGGTGTCGTGGCACCCGCAGACCCGGCAGGTGCGCAGACCGCGCGCCTGGTTGATGGCGACGCGAGCCCCCATCAACCAGGCGCGGGCGACCAGGTCGTCGAGACCGGGATCGTCCCGGCCGACCTTCGCTGTCAGGCGCGCCGCGTCGTCATCCGGCAGGCCCCCGAGGAGCGCGAAGTTCAGACCGGGCCCGGGCATCAGTTCATCCACTTCGGCGTCTTGCCGTCAGGTCGCGGCGGTATGGGCGCGCCGGCCCGTGCGTCGGCCGCGGCCTCAGCGAGGGCGAAGGACGCCCGATCAGCGGTGTCCGCATCGACGGCGCCGTAGGCGAACACCTCGCCGGCGTCGTCCAGGAGCTCGACGAACACCGTGCCGTGCGCGCAGCGCGCGACCCGAAGCTTCGTCGCCCGAAGGGGTTCGACATCGTCCGACATCAGGCCGCCTCGAGCGTGTGGGCGGATACAGGTCCGCCGGCGGCGATCCGGGTGGCTTCGACGATCGTGCCGGCGACGTTGACCAGCGAGCGGCGGGCTTCCGGGCCAAGCGCGATGTAGGCCACGGCCAGGTCGCGGCCGCCGGTCAGGCCGCCGAGCTGGGTCAGCGGATCGGGACGGTCGTCGATCTCGACCGGCACGCCGCCTTCGTCGACCAGGCCGTCGAAGAAATCGTCGAGGCTGCACTGAAGGGCGCGGGCGATCTCCCACAGCTTGCTGGCGCTGACGCGGTTGGCGCCGCGCTCGTATTTCTGCACCTGCTGGAAGGTCAGGCCCAGGTGTCCGGCAAGGGCCTCCTGGCTGACGCCCATCAGCTTGCGGCGGGCGCGGATCCTGGCGCCGACGTGCAGGTCGACGCGATGGGGGGTGCGGTCAGAGTCGCTCATGCCGAAGTTCTCCTTGGCTGGCGGGGTGGAGAGCGAGCGCGTCCTGCGCCGGCTCGAGGAAGTCGGTGGGAACGCTGAGCAGTTTGGTCACCGGGTCGTGGGCGAGAACGGCGGCCAGGGTTGCGCCGGCGCTGGTGACCCACCACACCGGGCGGATGCCGCCATCGGCGGCGGCGGCGAGATCGCGGTAGACGAAGCCGCGCGCCTGCAGCGCGCCCTGCAGATCGGCGTCGACCAGAGGCGCGCCGCCGCGGCGGGCGGTGCCCTTGCTGATGGCGTTCATCAGCCAGAGGCGGACGAGCGTCTCGGCCTCTGACGGGCGTAGGCCGGCGGCGATGGCCGGGCCCTGGGACAGGCGGCGGGGCGCGGTCATCGTAGGCCCAGCGCGCGGTCGAGGGTGATGGCGCCGACGACGACCTTGTCGGCGTTCTCGACGACCCGGGCCGAGGACCAGCGCGGATGGACGTCGCTGATGGCGCGGCAGACCAGGGCCCAGCGCGCGAAGTCGATCAGCGTCGTCGGCAGATCCAGCGGCGCGATCGGCGCGGCGCCGGCGGCGTCCGGCACCCAGGCCAGGGGCTGACCCGCCCGGTTCAGGATCTTCAGATCGCCGCAGGCGCGCATGGCGGCCAGCGTCTCGAGATGGCCGATGCGGACGATGTCCCACTGCGGCTGGCCCTTGCGATCGGCGCGGCTCATGACGCCAGCCCCCGGCCGAGCCAGGCCAGCAGCGCGCCGATCGGGCCGATGGCGAAGAAGGTGACGCCGCCCGGCGCCAGCGGGCCCAGGATGGCGAACATCAGGTAGGCGAGCACGAAGCAGGCGGGGTAGGCGAGCAGGCCGGCGGCCAGCACCAGGGCGGCGACGCGGGCCGGGCGCGGCAATGCGAGCCGCCGCCGCCGGCCGCCGCCGAGGCCGAGCTCGATGCCAAGGGAGGGGCGCGGGGCCTGCGTCATCCGATCCACCCCGCGATGGCGAGCAGCATCAGGATCGGGGCCAGAACGATCAGGGCCGAGACCAGGCCGTGGATGATGCGCCACGGGCGACTGTCGAAGACGATCGGGCCGGCGTCGTTGGCGGGATCCGGGGCGGGGGCGGGCGCCTCGGCGACGGACGGCGCCGCCGCCGGCGGGGCGGGGTGGACGAGGCGCAGACCGCGCCAGCTGGCGGGCGCGCGGCTCATGAGAAGGCTCCGGCTGAAACGGCCAGGGCCAGGCCCAGCGCGACGCTGACCGAGCCCAGGATCCAGCCAACCACGAGGCCGGTGAAGAAGGGGGTGAAGGCGCCGCGCGCCGTGTCGGGCAGGCCGCGCACGAAGGCGACAAGGTCCCCCGGATCCTGCTCACCAGGCGAAGCGGATCCGGGGGCAGTCGACGCCGGCCGCGGCGCAGAAGCGGGGGGCGCGGCCGGCGTTTCAAGCGCGGCGCGCCTGAACGGAATGGGCGTGGGGTCGGCCATGGCGTCAGACCTCGCCGATGGCGGACATGTAGAGGTCGACCAGCGATTCCTCTTCCTGCCGCTTGGCCCGGTCCTGTTTGCGCAGGCGGACCACCTTGCGAATGATCTTGACGTCGAAGCCGTTGCCCTTGGCCTCGGCGAAGACCTCCTTGAGGTCGGCCATGACACCGGCCTTGTCTTCCTCGAGGCGCTCGATGCGCTCCAGGATGGACTTCAGCTGGCCTTGGGCCGTGGTGTTGAGGACTTCGATCGGGTTGGTGTCGTCGGCCATGCGGATCCCCCTGGGCAGCGCCCATCGGGAGGCCTACGGGAGGCTCCGCCGTTCACGGGGCAGGCTGCGACAGAGGTCGGCCTCCCGATGGGACGGCGAATGTTGCGACTAACACAACCTTTCTGTCAAGGCGTGTTATTGTATCTATCGCAACCATGCACTGGCCGAGAGTTGAGGGTGACGAAATGCGGATGCTGAACGGCGACGACTGGGCCTTTGCCACGATCCCGGGCGACGAGGATCAGTTCGAGGTTTCCCGGGCTCTGGACGAGACGGGCGCGAGGATCTGGGAGCGGGCCCGCTATCCGGCGCCGTCGCGTCAGGGGCTGCGGCTACTGGCGCGCCGGGAGTGGCGGTTCAGTTCGAACGGCCATCCGCCGGGCGACTTCTGCGTCGTTGGCCGCTACGCCAACGTATCCGGCCCGATGATCATGCATTTCGACCGGTGCGACCTGCCGCCGCTAGGCGCGGGTCAGGACCTGACCTGAAGCGACCAGCACCATGCGCCCGTCGTCGACGAGGTTGATCCTGTCGCCGGCGGTCGTGACCAGGTAAGGCATCTCGCCGACCTCCGGCGTGTGCCCGTCCAACTGGGTGCGCCCCTTGGCCACGTTCTGCATGCGCAGGACCGTGTGAAGCGCGCCATCGGGCGTGCGCGCGAAGAAGCGCTCGATCTCTTTAGCGGGCATGCGCCCTCCTGGGGCGGCGAGTCGCCGTTGGGCCGTCGTTGACCGGCGTGGGGTCCCAGGCGCGCCCGTGCTCTTCGGCGGCGATGGTGATCGCCGACTCCCGAAGCTGTCGGTAGGCCATGGCCTCGTCGGGATGCATGAGCAGCTCGAAGGGCTCGATCTCAAGCCAGGCAGACAAACGATTGATGTCGATCCGGGAGTACGGCTGCATTCCGTTGAAGATCTTACTGACGCGCGCTCTGTCCATGCTGAGGTCGCGACTGATGTCAGCCTGCTTCTTGCCGGCGCTGGCCATCCACTCTCTCAGGAACCAATCGGGATCCCCTGGCTCGAATTCGAGGCGCGTTCTGGTCATCGGCCCGATCCTGCGCAACAGGGGGCGGGAAGCCGACCCACATAGACACAACAACAGGCGCCTTGACTCGTGTTGTGTCTAACGCAACAAATGAGGGCATGGCGTCCCTCACGGCCTTCAGAGAGTCGAAATCGCTCACGCTGGAGCAGCTTGGGCTGCAGCTCGGCCTCTCGGCCAATGGCAAGGGGCATCTCTCGCGCATCGAGAACGGCGAGCCCGCCGGAATTCGCCTCGCCCTGAAGATCCACCGCTACACCGCCGGCGTCGTGTCGGCCGAGGACCTGGTCAACGACGAGGACCGCGGCCTGCTGGCCGACTTCCGCGCCAGCTGCGCCCAGCCAGAGGGAGCCGCGGCATGACGGTGCATAGCCGAACGGTCACCCGCAGCAACGAAACCGCCGGCGTGCTTCGGCGCGCAGAGGTTCTGGCCACCAGCGTTGACGACAGCGCGGTGCTCGTGGCGTCCGACGGCGAGTCGACCTTCATCGCTCTTGTCCGCGATTGGCATGGCCGCCCCATACGCAGCATGCCGCTCACTCCGGATGAGGCGGAGCACATCGCCGTGCTGCTGCAGCGGGAGGCGAAGGCCTGCCGCGAGCGGATCTTTCAGGCGCAGCGGGAGCAGGCCGATCGTGACTGGTAGCCGCTCAATCCTTGGCGCGAGCCTCAAGCGCCGTGTTGTCGAAAAAGGCGATGGCGAGGCTGAGGGTCGTTTCGGTTCCGAAGTCCCTCGCCTGGCGTGCCGCCCTTCGTTCGTCTGCGAGATGGTTGATGGCGCCCTGAAGCACGCCGTCGGGCTCGCGATCAGCGCCGCTGGCAGCCAAGGCTCGCGCGAAGGCTTCCAGCGCGGCGACGCGCTCTTCGATTGTAGGCATCCCAGTCTCTCCGTGGTTGTTGTTGCGATACCCACGGTAGGGCGCCCCGCTGGCGTCGGCCACCCGACGGCCGCCGCTGGCGGGGCTGCGCCCGCGCCCTCAGACCGAGCGTCGAGGTAGCGATGGCGCGGTCGTCGGTCCGACTGCGAGCTGCTCCGACACCCCCCATCCAGACCTGCTCTCAAGCGTTCCCGATTCGTCCCGCGACGGGCCGGCGCGCCCCTGCAACCCATGGCTTTCACTCCCTGCGCCGCCTCCTGGCGCGGCTGGCGCGGGACCGCGAGCGACAGGCAAGCGCGGCGCTGTGACCCCACATCGGTGAGCCGCCTCCTGGACGCTTCCGCCCCGACCACGCCCGAGCCGCCGGGCGCGCGGACCTGACCAGGCCAAGGCCCATCCCCTGAAAACACGGTTCCGGCTGACACAGGCCCACTGCCCCCGCGCTGCTTTCTGCGGACGCGGGCGAGGGCTTTTGTGCGCGCCGCGAGCGCCCCCACGCACCGTCATGCGACGGCGCGCCAAGAGGCTTGCGCCCGCGTTCAGCCCCGCCGACGCGACCCTTCCTGACTGCAGGGTGGGGCCGCGGGCCGTTGCCGTCAGCGGGAATCCCGATCGGAGATTCCCCGTGAACGCCATGCGTCACGCGCTGCTCGCGCGTCAGCTGATCGCCGCCTGCGGCGGCCTGGCTGAAGCCGCGAGCGCCTGCCGGCTGGGTCGCGCCAGCCTGTCGCGCATCCAGGATCCTCGCGCCGCGCAGTACATGCCGGCCGACGCGATCGCCGACCTCGAGGCCTATTGCGGCGAGCCGATCTATAGCCGCGCCATGACGGCGGCCCGCCCGGGACAGGCGACCGCCGAGACCGTGATGGCCGAGGCCTGCGACACCGTCGCGGCCGCCGCCGAGATGCTGCAGGCCGCGCGCGCGGCGGCGTCCGACGGCGAGATCTCGCCCGCCGAGCTGAGGCTGCTGGAAACAGCCTTCGCCAAGGTCGAGACGCAGCTGGCCGAATTCCGGTCGGCCGTCGAGGCGCACGCGCCGGCCGGGCTGAAGGCGGTGCGGTCATGAACGCGCCCTTCAAGGCCCCCAGGACGGCGACAGGCGTCGCGCACGCGCTGGCGGCCGAGGCGGCCTGGCGGCCGCCAGAGCCCGAGCACCGCCGCACGATGCAGCCGGTCCGCCGGCGCAGCGCGCGGGCCGGCGGCGACTGGCAGATGCAGTGGCGATTGCGGCTGAAGCGCGGGGAGGGCTGGCGGATGCTGCTGGCGGCCGAGATCTGGGACCGCGAACACAAGGCGCCTGGACAGCGGAACGGGCCGCTGGGCCATCGGGGTTGGCAGCTGTTGCGCTTGTTCGTGCGCCTGGTCGAGCGCGGCGCCGACTCGCTGGAGACCCTGTCGATGGTCGCGATCGCGCGGCTGCTGCGCTGCTCGGTCGCGACCGTCGAGGCGGCGAAGAAGGCGCTTCGGCGGGCCGGGTTCCTGGACTGGCAGCGCCGGTACGTCGAGACCGGCGACGGCGGTGTCCGCGGCCCCAGCGTGAAGCAGACGACCAACATCTACATGATCCGCATGCCCGAGAAGGCCGAGCGGCTGTTGCCGATCTGGAAGCAGAAGGCGCCCCCGCCCGTCGACTTTGAGGCCGACAAGGCCGCCCGGGTCGCGCAGATCCGCGCCTGGGCCGACAGCGACCAGGACAACCCACTGGTCCGCGGCCTGGACAGGCTGGCCGTCAAGGTCGCCCACAAGGCGGCCGGAACGGCCGCAATCAACCCCGACCCCGACATCAACGGGGAGGCCGCGGCCGAAGGCCGCGAGCCTCCGGACTGACCGTGATTCCACCGGACGCTCAGAGTCCGGAGTCGAGGTTGATCAAGAGGTGAAGATGAAAGGCGCCGCCTGCCGGCGGCAAGTTTTCCAGACCCGTTACACCATCCCAGGCGCGGAGCCTGACCTTCGGACGTCGCAAACCGCGACAGCCGTCGCGGCCTCATGGCTGAGCGTCAGGGCTTCGCCGACGTCAGCAGGGCGCGCTCACGCGCGCCGGGCTCGGCGAGCGGAGGGGGTGGCCGGGGCGGCGGCGCGTCAACCCCGGCCGCCAGCGCGATGCGGAAATTCCGCAGGGGCAGGAGAGCGCTACCCGATCCGGGCCATGCTGGCGGGCGAGCGGCGATCGGCCATCATCGCCTGTCGGGCGAATGACATTGGAGCATCAAGCGTAGCGTGCGTGCATGGGCGGCCCGACGCAGGGTTGCAGCCCCGCGCCAGGCCTGACTCGATCGCATGTGGAGTAGAGATCATGCGCCAAGCTGAGCCGCCTACTAGCACACCCGCGCAGGTTGTGACCATGCCGACGCGTCCGCCGCGGCGGATCCTGGTATGGGTGGACGAAGAGGTCTGGATGCGGCTGAAGGCCGCCGCGACCGCCCTGGGGGACGGGCGGTCGCATCGCCGATCGTAGCGCGAGCAGGCGGCGATGGGCGAACCGTCGCCCCCTCTCGCGTGACGCGGGAATTTCTGATAATCCTGAAGCTGTCGTCAGGGGTGGCGTCACATCGTAGGCCCCGCATGAAAAGTCGAGCCCGTCGTCGGAAGGGGCCGTCAGACCCCGCGTCCATCGCGTTGCAAGCCGCCGTCCGGCGGGCCGAGGAGCGCGCGGCCGCCAAAAATCCCGCCCAGTGGGGGATCGCGGCCGACAATGTCGTCAGCCTGGAGACCGCGCGCGACATCGCGTTGCGCAAGGATCCCAACCGCCGAGGCCGCATCGCGCACGCCCACCGGGCCGATGCGTTCGACAGCCTGCACCGGGCGAAGGGTCTGAACGACGTCCAGCACCAGGCGTCCCGCCGCTATATGGGCGACTGGATGGCCCGGGCCGGGATCAAGACTCACGGCGAGGAAGATCCCGGCGTGCCGATCGACGGCGGCCGGTCCGACCCCAGCGCCGGAATCACCATGGCCATGATCGGCGCCGGCGTCCGGATCGACCGCGCCCACGCGCTGATCGGGCGAGGGGATGCGATCCTGCTGCAGGGCCTGGTCGAGCCGCTGATCGTCCAGGGCGAGCTGCTGGAATGGCGAGAGGCGGTCGAGCGCCTGACCGGGGAGACCGGGCGCCATGCCCAGGGCGCGCGGGTGAGGGCGGCGTGCGAGAACCTTCGCTGGGCCTACGAAACCATGGACGAGGAGCGCCGCCGGCGGAAGGGTCTGCCGGCGGCGGAGGACGCCGGCTGATGGCGCTGATGTGGGACTTTCCCGAGTCGAACATCGTGCTGATGCCGCCCGCCGACGCCGAGCCGGGATCCTGTCTGCCGCTGCCTGCGCACCGGTCGCCCGACGGCCGCTTTCTCAGCTGCTGGAAGCTGACCGACGAAGAGCTCGCGGAAGTCCAGCGCACCGGCATGATCTGGCTGGCCGCCTGGGGCGTGCCGCCGGTCTATGTGACCGCGCTGAAAGACGAGGTTCTGCAGCCGGCTTGACTCCCGTGCGCACCGTAGGGCATGCACATTGTCAGCGGCGGGAAAACCGCCTCCCAAGATTCAGCGCCTGGTGACCTACGACAGGGCCCCGATCATCCGATCGGGGCCCTTTGCGTTTGCGCGCCCGGCGTCCTCGGGGGTCCTCATGTGAAGATCATCAACTTCGACGAGGGCGAGTTCGTGCTGCGCGGCCGCGGGGCCGTCGAGAGCCGATGGACCCGAATGGTCATGCGTCTGCCCGCGCTCGAGCAGCAGCGGATGCGGCTCGAAGCCGAGCGCGCCGCCGAGCGCCAGGCCGGCGCGGTGATCGCCTTGAACGCGGGTTCGCGCCCGGCCGCTGACGGCCGGTAACGCTCATTATCGGACGTCAGAAAGGCCTGTCGTGCCAGTCGCTTTCCGCCGGATTTTCAACCCCTAGCTCAGCGAGCTCGGCGATCAGCTTTTGCTTCCGCCGGTGAACCTGGTCCCGCACGAAAGCTGGTGAAACTGCAGCGCCCGGACCGGCGCTGATCATGCCGGCGCGGCCGACCATGGCATCGTCGATCTCGGTCAGACTCACGAGTTCGCGGTAGATCAGGCTGATGTAGATGACGTCGCTGCGCTTCATGCCGGCGATCCTAGACGAAATTGGAGCTGCGGTGACCGGCCACGACCTCGTGCCGCTCACCCCCGCGGCTCTCCCACAGATCACCAGCCTGGCACGGGCCGCCGCGGACTACGCGGACGGCGCCATGGCGGCGAACACGCGGCGCGCCTACGAGAGCGACTTCGCCGACTTCGCCAGCTGGTGCGCCAGCGTCGACGCTGCCCCGCTCCCGGCGGCAGCGGCCCTCATCGCCCTGTACCTGACCGCCCGCGCGCCCACGCATGCGGTGTCGACGCTGGCGAGACGTTTGGCGGCGATCAACGCCGCCCACGATCGGGAAGGACTGCCGCGTCCGCGCGGCGCGGTCCTCACCGACACCTGGACCGGCATCCGCCGGGCTCACGGCAGGCCGCCGCTGAAGAAGCGCGGCCTGCTCACCGACGACCTGGTGAAGGTCGCGCGGAAGCTGCCCGACACCCTCGCCGGCAAGCGCGACCGCGCGGTGCTGGCGCTGGGCTTCGCCGCAGCCTTGCGCCGTAGCGAGCTCGCGGTGCTGTCGCTCGACGCCGTCGCGCCGGTGCGCGCCGTCTTCGTGGCGAACGGCCTCGAGATCCACATCGCCAAGTCCAAGGGCGACCAGCTGGGGAAGGGCGCGGTCGTCGCGGTGCCGTTCGGCAAACGCCTGTGTCCTGTCGGCGCGCTGCGCGACTGGCTGGCCGCCGCCGGGATCCGCAACGGGCCGGTCTGGCGCTCGATCGACCGGCACGGCCGGATGAGCGAGACGCCGATCGGCGGCAAGGCGGTCGCCGGCATCGTGAAGCGGGCCGTCGCCGGCACGTCGCTCAATCCCGACGACTTCGCCGGCCACAGCCTGCGCAGGGGCCTGATCACCAGCGCCGCCCACGGCGGCGCTTCTCCCGAGGTGCTGATGCGCCACGCCCGGCACGCGCGGTTCGACACGACGCGCGAGTACATCGAGGAGGCCGATCGCTTCCGGAACAACGCCGCCCGCGGCGCGAAGCTGTGACTCCTTCGGCCGACGAGCTCGACGCCCTGGCCGCCAAGCTGGACGGCCTCTGTCAGCGTCGGATCGATCCGGAGAAATTCCACGTCGAGAAGGACGGCATCGTCCGCTCGATGCGCCGCCTGGCCGGCCGGCTTCGCACCGAGACGCGGGCCCAGGCCGAGCCGACCACGGTGTGGAGAAATCCGCGTGCTCGTTGACACCAAGGCCATGGTCCCGGTCGTCGACGTCGTCGACCATCTGGCGCCGGCGATCGCCGCGCACTTCGGCATGCCCGAGGAGGCGATCCGCGCCATGGTCGGTTCGATAGCCCTGCCGGAAGAAATCCCGGTGACCAAGGTCACCTACGTCTGGAAGCCCTGATGAGCGAGCTCCAACCCGGCCAGATCGAGGGCCCGGGCGGCCACCGCTACATGGCCGACCACCGAGGCGCCCTGATCCGCGTTGAGGCGATCAAGGAACAGGACCTGGTGCGCGACCGCCTGGTGCGGGATCTGCACGCCAAGGCGGAGGCCCTCTCGATCGCGATTCGCGAGTTCACCGCGCTCGGCTTCGCCGAGGTCGCCGCGTTCGAGGAGCTGCTCACCGAGCAGTACAAGGCGCCGAAGAAGGTCACGAAAGGCAACCTGACGCTGACGTCATTCGACGGGCTGCTGCGCGTCCTCGTCCAGGTGCAAGACCGCGTCGTCTATGGCCCCGAGCTGCAGACCGCGAAGTCCCTGATCGACGAGTGGCTGACCGAGAAGGCGGCCGACGCCGACCCGGTGCTGCAAGCGATGGTCATGGACGCCTTTCAGGTCGACCAGGCCGGCCGCGTGAACCGCGGCGCCCTGCTTCGGCTCAAGCGCTACAACGTCGCCGACGACCGCTGGACGCGGGCCATGCAGGCCATCACCGACAGCGAGCAGCCGGACGGCACCAAGAGCTACATCCGGTTCCACAAGCGATCGAAGCCAGAGCTGCCTTGGCAGGTCGTCAGCCTGGACGCGGCGACCGCCTGATGCGGGCGCCCAAGGTCACCATCGGCGTCGTCCACCTCTGGGTCATCATCATCGTGTCCGTCCTCGTAGGAGCCTTCATCGGATGATCGGCAACATCGCCATCTTCGCCGCGGGCTTCTACGCCGGCGGCGCCGTCCTGACCTTCTTGGTCGTCGGCGGCAGCATGCTCAACCGCTTCGGCTCGGCTCTGATCTGGCCGACCTGGCCACTCTGGCCGGGCTGATGCCCACCGCGCCGCCCAACGCGCGGCGCAAGCAGGCGCTCCTGGCCAGGACCGCCGTCAATCGGGTCTCAGATCAGCGGCGCGGGTCGTCGCGGGATCGAGGGTACACCACCCAGTGGGACGCTGCCGCGAAGGCCTGGCTGCGGGAGCATCCGCTCTGTCGGTTCTGCGCAACCTCCCGCGAGGCCCGGATCACGCCGGCGACGCTGGTCGACCACTTCTGGCCCCACAAGGGTGACCAGGAGCTTTTCTGGGATCAGCGCTGGTGGGTCAGCAGCTGCACCCCCTGCCACAACGGCTTCAAACAGCGCCTCGAGCACGCCGGTGTCGAGGCCATGCACCGCGTCGCGGCCCGCCTGGGCCTCGAGCCGAGGATCTTCTGATGTCCAAGCCCGTCGAGCGCACCATCGTCGTCCCGCACGACGAGGTCCTGCGCATGGTCCGCCGCGTCGTCGCCGACCAGGTCGGAATCAACATCGATGACGCCGACCTGGCCTGGTCGCTGCGCCTGATGGCCGACCACACCCCGGGCCCGGGCGAGAAGCCCGGGGCGGTGATGTCCCTGGTGATCGGCGCGGCCGAGGCTCCGGCCAAGGCGAAGAAGGCGAAGGCGTAGTCGATGAAGGACGTCGTCGCCCACACCAACCTCGACCCGGCATACCCGGGCTACATCAACGTCACGCCCATTGAGGGCGGGATGGTTAGGGTGACCGTCCGCGGCGATCCCGCCCGCCGCGAAGGGATCTTCGTCTGCGGCTATAGCCGCGACCGCGGCCAGCCCGGCCGCTGCACCCCAGGCGACGCCAACTGCAACAACTACTGCAACAGCGCCCCCGAGAAGGGGCCAATGCAAAACAAGCCCAAGCCGGCCTCTCATGTGGATCCGGGCGCGACCGCGACCCTGACGCTATCCGCCGAGGTCTGGGCAGACCTCCTCAGACGGTCTGTCGGGGAGTAGAATTCCGCCCTCGTCGAAAGAGACGGGGGCCAGGGTGCGTCAACACCCTGAGCCGCGGGCAGCCACCCGCACCTTGGGGCGCTAGCAGCCCCTCAGCCCCGCCACCGGTCCACCGGCTGGGCTATCCCGAGTTGAGTCCTTCATGGAGTCTAGTAACTTCCAACGGGTCGCCCCGGTGCGGCCCGTCGCCCCGTACATCGGCGGCAAGAGGAACCTGGCCAAGCGCCTGGTCGCCCTCATCGAGACCATCCCGCACAAGACGTACGCCGAGCCCTTCGTGGGCATGGGTGGCGTCTTCCTTCGTCGATCGCTGAAGCCGCAAGCCGAGGTCATCAACGACTGGAGCCGCGAGGTGTCCAACCTCTACCGCGTCCTGCAGGTCCACTACGTGGCGTTCCTGGACTGGATGCGCTTCCAGCTGACGACGCGGGCCGAGTTCGAGCGCCTGGTCGGGATCGATCCCGAGACGCTCACCGACCTGCAGCGGGCCGCCCGCTTCCTCTACCTGCAGAAGACAGCCTTCGGCGGGAAGGTGACGGGACGCAACTTCGGTGTGTCGCACCATCGAGGCGGCGCCTTCGACCTGTCGAAGCTGGCTCCGATGCTCGAAGACCTGCATGTCCGCATGTCGGGCGTCATCATCGAGCGCCTGCCGTGGCAGGCCTTCGTTGCCCGCTACGACACCGCTGAGACGCTGTTCTACCTCGACCCGCCTTACTGGGGCAGCGAGGACGATTACGGCGCCGAGCTCTTCGGCCGCGATCAGTTCGCGGCCATGGCCGAGCAGCTGGCCACCATCAAGGGACGCTTCGTCCTCTCGCTCAACGACACGCCCGGTGTCCGCGAGACCTTCCGAGCCTTCGAGCTCGAGGAGGTCACGACGACCTACACCCTGTCGGGCCAGGCCCAGAGGGCGGGCGAGCTGATCATCACCGGCGGCCGCGCGGCGGCCTGACCGGCCGAAGGGGGAGGGGGGCCAAAAGTCCCCGACCTTTCGCGCCCGGACCGGTGGGGGAAGCAAAAAAACGCGCGTGCGATTTGAACATCGCGAGGCTTCGAAAAAATGCAGCCCGGTCGAAAAAAGGCGCTGCCCGGCGCCAAGAGGGCCCGGGGCACAGCTCAGCCGTGCCGTGACGGGCAAACCCGGACGAGGGTTTCGCAGCTGGCCGCCGCCGGCGGCGTCAGCACCATGAAGACCGACGTCGCCGAGGCGCCGGAGATCCGTCTGCGCCCGCCGGAGCTTCCGCTCGAGATCGCGGACATCTGGGCCGAGTACCACGACGCCGTGGTCGCCAACGGCGCCCGCCAGTGCGACGCCGAGACCTTCGCCGAGTGGTGCTCGATGGCCCACATCCTGCGGAAATGCAGGAACCTGAAGGCCGAGCCGGCTGATCAGGGCGGCCGTGAAGACGGTCTCGAGGGTCAGGCCCATGGCGGCGCGCTGAAGCGTAGCCGCCTTATCGACGCACCGGCGCCCGCGCCGGCGTCCTACATCGCCCAGTTCCGCATGCTCGGCGAGCAGCTCGGCCTGGCCGGGCCGGCGAGCAGGCTGGCGCGAGGCAGCGGCGGCAAGCCAGAGGCGCCGGCCAACCCGTTTGGACGGAATGCCCCGCGCCGCTAGCACGGACACCGGGCACTCGAAGGACTTCGTCGCGGTCGCCAACGCCTGGGCGAAGGACGTCGTCGGCGGCAAGATCATCGCCTGCCAGTACGTCAAGCAGGCCTGCCGCCGGCACCTGAACGACCTGCGCCGGCCGAAGCGCTGGGGGTACGAGTTCGACCCCTGGCACGGCAACAACATCTGCGACTTCGCCGAGAAGATGCCGCACGTCAAAGGGTCCTGGGATCCGAAGACGATCGTGCTGGCGCCGCCGCAGATCTTCATCCTGGTCGTGCTGTTCGGCTGGCGCCGGGTCGAGGACGGCAAGCGCCGCTTCTCGACGGCCTACATCGAGATGGCGCGGAAGGGCGCGAAGTCGACGATCGCCGCGGTGATCGGCCTCTACTGCCTCTGCTGCGAGGACGAGGTCGGGCCCGAGATCTACGTCGGCGCGACCACCGGGGCCCAGGCCCTGAAGGTCTTCGACCCGATGAAGAAGATGGCCGCGAAGCTCCCTGAGCTGCGCGAAGCCTTCGGCCTGACGGTGTGGGCCAAGTCCATCACCTGCGCCGAGAACGACGGCTTCATCCAGACCGTCAACAGCAAGGGCAGCACCAACGACGGGCACAACCCGCACTGCTCGATCCTGGACGAGCTGCACGCCCACAAGGACCGCGCCCTCTACGACGTCATGACGTCGGGCGACGGGGCCCGGGACAACCCGCTGACCGTCATCATCACGACGGCCGGCTTCAACATGGCGGGGGTCTGCTACGAGCAGCGCCTCTACCTGACGAAGGTGCTGGCCGCCGTCCTCGAGGCCGACCACTTCTTCGGAATCATCTTCACGCTCGACGAGGGCGACGACCCCTACGACGAGACGGTCTGGGCCAAGGCCAACCCGCTGATGCCCGCCACGCCGAAGCTGGCGAAGATGCGGGCCGCGGCGAAGGACGCGAAGGCCTCGCCCTCGGCCGAGGGCAACTTCAAGACCAAGAACCTGAACCTCTGGCTGGGCGCGGCAAGCGCCTGGCTGAACATGGCCCAGTGGAAGCGCTGCGGAACCGGCGTCACCTGGGAGGACTTCGACGGCCTCGACGTCTGGATCGGCGCCGACCTGGCCGACAAGGACGACATCACCGCCCTGGTGCTGGCCGCGTGGCGGCCGTCGCCTCTGAAGGACGGCGTCGAGCAGCTGATCTTCAAGCCCATCTTCTGGCTGCCGGAAGCGGTGCTCGATGACCCGGAGAACGCCGAGGGGCGGGGCGTCGCGCCCTACCGGTCCTGGGAAAAGCAGGGGTTCCTGCGGCTGACCCCGGGCAACTTCGTCGACCACAACGAAGTCGAACGCCAGATCCGCGCGTGGGTCGATCGGTACAAGGCGGTCCGCAAGGGCACCTTCGACCAGTTCGCCGCCGCCCAGGGCATGGCCGTCCGGCTCAACGAGGACCTGGCCGGCGATCCCGATGATCCGCCCTTCCAGATCCTGCACAAGAAGTCCGCGTCGGTGACGGATCCCGCGAAGGCGCTCGAGCAGGCCGTCAAAGCCGGGCCCGCCTACGTCGCCCACGACTCCAACCCCTGCATGGACTGGATGGCCAGCAACGTCGTGGTCGCCCGCCGGCGGGACGAGACGCTGCTGCCGATCAAGGAAAGCCCGGAGTCGCCGATGAAGATCGACGGCATCGACGCCCTGATCAACGCCATGCAGCCGCGCATCACCACCATCGAAGACGGCACGAGGAGCTTCTGGGATGCGTAAGCTTTTCGTGTGGGCGACCGGGATCCAAAAGGGTCTGGCCGCGCACTCCAACGTGTTGCTGGTCAACACCCTCGGCCTCGTGGCCTCGGGCCTGATCGTAAAGGGCGTCGCCGGGTTCAGCGAGCCTGCCGCCTGGATCGTCGCCGGCGTCGGGCTGATGCTCGCCACCGCCGTCCTCTCGAGGACGCCGAAGACCTGATGCGCGGGATCTTCGATCGACTCTTCGACGGGCGCGAGTTCAAGGCGACCGTCCTCGACAGCCTGCCCGACTTCCTGATGTGGGGGCCGAGCAAGTCCGGCCAGACGGTCAACTACATGACCGCCCTGCAGGTCTCGACGGTGCTGGCCTGCTGTCGCGTCCTGACCAACGGCGTCGCCCAGGTCCCCTGGCAGATCCTGAAAAGCCGCGCCGACGGCAAGGGCGCGGACGTCGACCGGACCCATCCGCTCTACAAGCTGCTCTGCCGGCGGCCCAACGACTACCAGACCAGCTTCGAGTTCCGCGCCGTCCTGGTCCTGCACCTGGTGCTGGCCGGCAACGCCTTCGTCTACATCAGCCGTGGTCCCGGCGGTCGCATCCTGGAGCTGATCCCGCTCGAGCCCGGTCGGGTGTCGGTGCGCAAGCTGCCCGACCTGTCGCTGCGCTACGACGTGCTGAGCGAGGATGGGGCGGGCTTCCGCAACCTGACCTCGCGCGAGATCTGGCATATCCGCGGCCTCAGCTGGAACAGCTGGATGGGCCTGGAAACCGTAAAGCTCGCCCGCGAGCAGATCGGACTGTCGATGGCCCTCGAGGAGGGCCACAGCCGCCTGCACCAGAACGGCGTGGCGCCCAGCGGCACCTATGCCGTCGAAGGCAAGCTGACCCCCGACCAGCACCAGAAGCTGACCGACTGGATCAAGAAGCACGCCGCCGGCGACAACCGCGGCGCCCCGCTGATCCTGGACAACGGCGCCAAGTGGCTGGCCCAGCAGATGAGCGGCGTCGATGCGCAGCACATCGAGACCCGGCGCTTCCAGGTCATCGAGACCTGCCGGTCGCTGAACGTCCAGCCCATGATGGTGTTCGCGGTCGAGCAGCCGACCTACGCCAGCGCCGAGCAGCTGTTTGACGCCCACGAAAAGCACACGCTGCAGCCGCTCTACACGCTGATCGAGGAGTCGGCGGACGTCTGGCTGCTCGGCGTCGACGACGACACCGGACACTTCACGGCCTTCAACTCCCGCGGCCTGGTCCGCGGGTCGCGGAAGGACCAGTCCGAATACTACGCCAAGGCCCTGGGCGCCGGCGGCTCGCCCGCCTGGATGACCCAGGACGAGGTCCGTGAGGACCTGGACCTGCCGCCGATGGGCGGCGCGGCCGCGCAGCTGCGCGAACCCACCAACATCGCCGCCAAGGCGCCCAAGACCACCAAGGAAGAGGAAGCCGCCTGATGGCTCAGGAGCGCCTGGCGTTCGACGTCGAGCTGAAGTTCGCCGAGACCGACGGAACCGCCGTCGGTCAGATCAACGGCTACGGCTCGGTGTTCGGGATCCTCGACCGCGGCGGCGATGTCGTCATGCCCGGGGCGTTCAAGAAGTCGCTCGCCGGCTGGCGCAAGCACAAGCAGCTGCCGGCCATGCTCTGGCAGCACGACGACCGCCTGCCGATCGGCGTCTGGTCGTCGATCGAGGAAGACGAGCGCGGGCTGAAGGTCGCCGGCCAGTTGGTGATGGAGGTCCCGCAGGCCAAGATCGCGTACGCCTTGGTGCAGGTCGGCGCCGTGCGTGGCTTCTCGATCGGCTACAAGACCATCGACTACGAGATCGACCGCGGCACGGGCATGCGCCGGCTGAAAGAGGTCGAGCTTTACGAAGTCTCGCTGGTCACCATCCCCATGCTGCCGGAAGCCCAGGTGTCCGGCCTCAAGACCGACTTCGACGCCCGCGCCCTCGAGCGCGCGCTGCGCGCCGAAGGCTTCTCAGAATCCGAGGCGAAGCGCGCTGTCGCTGTCGCCCGCAAGATGGACCTCCGTGACGGCGGTCAGACCGAGCACCCCTCCCGTGACGGGAAGGGCGAGCTGCTCATGTCGCTTCGCAAGACCGCAGAGGCCTTGCGAGCCTAACCCGTCAGGGAACCCCAACATGTACGGAAACCACCGCCTCGCCCTGATGGGCGCGAGCGCGCTGTCGGCTGCCGCCGGCCGCTTCGACATCGAGCGCAAAGAGACCGGCAATCTCGACGTCGAGACCAAGAAGGCCGTCGACGAGCTCGGCACCCTGTTCAAGTCGTTCCGCGACAAGAACGACGCTGCGCTCGAGGAGCTGAAGAAGGGTCGCGAAGACGCGGTCACCAAGGACGAGCTGAAGAAGATCGGCGACGCCTTCGAGGCCACGAAGAGCGACGTCCAGAAGCAGCTCGACGAGATCTTCAAGAAGGCGAACCGCGCCGGCCTGGGGGGCGACCCCGAAGCCGTGGCCGAGGCCAAGGCTGCCAAGATCTTTGGCGAGCTCGTCGGCAAGTCGGACTTCAGCGCCGAGAACCTGGCCGAGTACAAGTCTGCCGTCAGCGCCTATCTGCGGCGTGACGTGAAGGCCCAGACCATGCAGGTCGGGCAGGATCCGGCCGGCGGCTACTGGGTCACGCCCGACACGACCGGGCGCATGGTCCAGAAGATCTACGAGTCGACGCCCATGCGTCAGATCGCCAACGTCGTCACCATCGGCACCGACAAGCTCGAGGGCGCGGTCGACAACGGCGAGGGTGATGCGGCCTGGGTGGGCGAGGTGACCACTCGCGCGCAGACCGACACGCCGCAGATCGGCAAGTGGGAGATCCCGGTCCACGAGCTCTACGCCTACCCGAAGGTGACGCAGCGCCTGCTCGAGGACGCGCAGATCGACGTCGAGGCATGGCTGGCCAACAAGTCGACCAGCAAGTTCGCCCGCAAGGAAAACAACGCCTTCCTGGTCGGCAACGGCGTCAACAAGCCCCGTGGCCTGCTCGACTACTCGACCAGCACCACGTCCGATGCGACCCGCGCCTGGGAAATCTTCCAGTACATCGCGACGGGATCGGACGGCAGCTTCGGCGCCACGACCAACGGCACCGACAAGCTGCTCGACCTGATCTACGAGCTGAAGGCCGAGTATCGCCAGGCCGGCCGCTTCCTGATGGCCCGTCGCACCGTCGGCGGCGTCCGGAAGCTGAAGGGCGGCGACGGCAACTATGCCTACGGCATCAGCCTGCGCGACGGCGCCCTGGTCGAGAACATCTTCGGCTACGGCATCACCGAGGGCGAGGACATGTCGGCGTTCACCACGACCGGCGCCCTGGCCATCGCGTTCGGCGACTTCGCCGAGGCCTACACGATCGTCGACCGCCTCGGCGTCTCGGTCGTGCGCGACAACATCACCCAGCCCGGGTTCGTGAAGTACCACATGCGCAAGCGTGTCGGCGGCGGCGCGACCAACTTCGACGCGGTCAAATTTCTCAAATTTTCCGCGTCTTAGGGTCAATCCGGCCGGAAGATAAGGGCGGCGCGCTTCAGGCGTAACCAGTGTTCCTCATTGACACAGACCCAGATCATCTTGGCCGGGGCCGGTGGCAGATCCGCTGCCGGTTCCGGCCGGGGCGTGGGAAGCGTGAACAGCAGGGCGCCGCCGGCAAGCACCGAGCGGCGGACTGTGTTATTGGGCGTGTCAGCCTGGTCCATGGCGATCTCCTAAATCGCAGGGTCGGGTTAGGCTTGGCGGGAAGTTGACGCTTCCCGTCGAGCCGCCTTTCTGATAACAGTAAGCTGTGACCGACGCAATACCTGTTATCAGAAAGAAGTCTGGCCGCCCCTACGTGGGTTCGGTTCTCGTTGGTGTCAGAGTGCCGCCGGAAATGCTTGCGGAGCTCGACGCCCACCTCGCCACACTGCCGCACCCGAAGCCGTCCAGACCTGACTTCCTTCGGCAGCTACTGCATGAGGAGCTCGTGCGGCGCGGTCTAAGGTCGACCTAATGCCGAACCGGCTCATCGATTTGGCGGGCCGGACGTTCGGGCGCTGGACGGTGATCAGCCGGGCGTCCGATCCTCTGCGATGGACTTGTCGGTGCGCCTGCGGCCGCGTTGTCGATGTGCAGGGATTCACGCTCAGGAATGGCGACAGCACGTCCTGCGGCTGCTTCCGGCGAGAAAGAATGACCCGCCACGGCGCCGCGAAGACGCCCGAGTACCAAGCCTGGTCCAAGATGATCTCTCGCTGCGAAGGCGGCGGTGTTCGTGTCGCCGACTGGGGCGGGCGCGGGATCAAGATCGACCCCGCGTGGAGGCGGTCTTTCGAGCGGTTTCTTGCCGACGTCGGCCCTCGGCCCGGCCCGAACCACTCGATCGAGCGCATCAACAACAATGGCGACTACACGCCGAGCAACGTCCGCTGGGCCACGGCCTATGACCAGAGCAACAACCGGCGCTGCAACATCCGGCTCGACTACCAAGGCCAGGACCTGACCCTTGCGCAGGCCTGCCGAGCAGTCGGCGTGAACTACCACACCGCCTATGCCCGCATTCGTCGCGGCGTGGATCCCCTGCGGGCCATCACTACCCCGACCGCCTAGCGCCGTCGGCTATCCCGGGCGGCCCATCGTGGCCGCCTCCCCAACAATCTGACCTCAAGAGGATGAGCCGCCATGCGCGACATCACCAACAACATCCACGTCGCCCGTGCGATCAGCGGCGGCGCCGCCGGCACCGACAACACCGCGATCGTGTCCCAGATCATCGACCGCCGCGGCTTCGACGCCCTGGCCTTCCTGATCAACATCGGCGCCAACACCGACGCCGACGTGACCTTCGCGGTCCTGATCGAGGACGGCGACGCATCCAACCTGTCGGACGCCGCGGCCGTCGTCGACGAGCAGCTGACCGGAACCGAGCTGCTGGCCGGCTTCCAGTTCGACGACGACAACGAGGTCCGGAAGATCGGCTACGTCGGCGACAAGCGCTACGTGCGCATGACCATCACGCCGACCGGCAACAACTCCGGCAACATCTACGTCTCGGCGATCGCGCTGCTGGCCTATCCGGCCGTCGTGCCGACCGCCAACCCGCCGGTCTAAGCGGACCCGCGCCCGTGGGCTATCGACTGATCACGCCGCCGGCTTCGGCGGCCGAGGGCCTGCTCGATCGTCTGCGGGCGCACATCCGCGTCGACGGCGAGGACGAGCTGCTCACCGCCATCCTGGACGCCGTCGTGCGCCAGCTGGACGGCGCCATGGGCGAGCTCGGCCGAACCGTGCTGCAGCAGACCTGGGCGTGGGATCTTCCCGCATTTCCGGACGAGGCGCTGCAGCTGCCGTTGCCGCCCTGCCAGGCGGACGCCGGCTGGACGGTGACCAGTGTTTCCTATGTCGACGAGGACGGCGCCAGCCATACCCTCGTGGCCAACACCGACTACCTCGCGCCCGCCGGTCGCGGCTACCTGCAGCTGGCGGCGAACGCCAGCTGGCCGGCGACGGCCGAAAGGCCGGACGCGGTGACCATCACCATCCAGAGCGGCTCGACCACGGTTGCGGGTCTGCCCGGCAACCTGGTCGCGGCGCTGATGCTCATGGCGGGCGACCTCTACAAGCACCGCGAAACCACGGTCGAGGGCACCATCACCAACCGCGCGCCGATGTCGACGACGGTCGAGGCGCTGCTCTGCCAGTACCGGTACTGGCGTTCCTGATGGCCGGCGATCGCCTCAGCGCCGGCAGGCGCGACCGCAGGCTGACGCCGCTGAAGCGGAGCGTCACCACCGACGCCGCCGGCGAGCCCGTCGAGAGCTTCACCGCGATGGCGACGGTCTGGGCCAGCAAGACCGATCTGAAGGCCCAGGAAGGCCAGCAGGGCGAGCAGACGGCCGCGACCATCGAGACCGAGTTCGAGGCGCCCTGGAGCCCGCAGATCGCGGCGCTGGATGCCAAGGACCGCTGTCGGGTTGAAGGCCGGGACTACGAGATCACCGGCATTGAAGAGATCGGCCGCCGTGTCGGCCGCCGGATCACCGCCACCGCGCGGGCCGACCAAACCCAACTCTATTCAACCTAGGAGGGGCTGATGCCCATCAGAGCGAGCGTCGTCCTCGAGGGCGGCGTCACCGGGACCGGCGTGCGTGGCCAGGTCGCCCACAAGTTCGAGCAGCAGGCTCCCGTCGAGCTCGCCCAGGGGACCGCGGCCAACCAGGCCGACAAGGTCGCCCAGCTGCTGCTGAGCATCGGCACCGGCGCGACCAACAACCTGGACCTGGCAGGCGGTGTGACCGACGTGTTCGGCGTCACGACCACCTTCGTGAAGTGCAAGGGTCTGCGGATCAAGAACCGCTCGACCAACACGACCGCGATCACGATCGGCAACGGGACCAATCCCTTCGTCGGATGGTTCGGCGCGGCCGCGCACACGGTCATCCTGGAGCCGGGCGACGAAATCTGGCTGTTCAGTCCGGGCGCCGGCAAGACCGTGACCGCCTCGACGGGCGACATCCTGAAAATCGTCAACGCCTCCGGCGCCACCGCCGAGGTCGAAGTCGACGTGATCGGCACCTCGGCCTAGCCGTGAAGACCAGCCTTCGCCTGGACGGACTGCGGGATCTCGAGCGGTCGCTGATGGAGCTGAAGCCGGCGACCGCAAAAGCGGCCGCCCGCAAGGTTCTGATCGGGGCCGCCGAACCGATCGCCGAAGAGATGCAGGGTGACGTCGGCGTTTGGAGCGGGGCCCTGAAGGTAGGGGTCGACGCCAGTTCAAAGCTGACTCCTCGTCAGCGCGCCCAGCGATCGGCCAAGAGCGATGTCGAGGTCTACGCCGGCGCGCCATCTCTCGCGCAGGCGATCTTCGACGAGTTCGGGACGATCGACCAACCCGGCAAGGGATCGCTTCGGCGGGCCTGGGAGGGCGGCAAGGCGCGCGCCATGCTCGACATCCGCGACGGGCTGAAGCTCGACATCGAAAAACGGACGGCTCGGGCCAGGCGGCGAGCGGCCAGGCTCACGGGTCGGCGCTGATGCTGACCGCTGTGCGCGCCTACATGCTGACCAATGCGCCGCTGGTCGCGTTGGTCGGCGAGAAGATTCGGCCGCTGCGTCGCGGTCAGGGCGACGGCCTGCCGATCGTCGTCCTGCAGGTCGCCGGCCATGTGCCCGAATACACCCTGATCGCCGGGATCCCGTTCGCCGAGACGCGCCTGCAGGTCGATTGCTGGGCCGAGACCTTCGCGGGCGCCGAGGCCCTCGCCCGGGCCGTGAAGGCGGTTCTGTCGGGCGCCCGGTTCACCAGCGAGGGCGTCGTGTTCAGCGGCGTCTTCCTGATCAGCGAAAAGCCCGGCTTCGAAGCCGACGGCCCCACCTCCCGGCTTGTCCGGACCATCCTCGAATTCCGGGTCTGGCACTCAGACCCGTAAGCCTGACCCGCCCTTAGGCAAGGCGAACCGCGCCGTCGTGACGACGCCGCATGCCCCTAGATGGAGCCTTCCCCATGACCACTGCCGGCGTCGGCTATGGCACGACCGTCCAGCTGGACAACGCGGCCGGGACCCTGACCTCGATCGGCGAAGCCGTCAGCGTCAAGCCCTACGGCTACAGCGTCGACACCGTCGAGGCCACGCACCTCGGCTCGCCCAGCGCCCACAAGGAATTCATCGCCGCGCTGATCGACGTCGGCGAAGGCAACGTGACGGTCAACCACGACCAGCACAGCGCCACCGACCAGCTGCTGCGCGCGGCCATGCTCGACCGCGTCGTCCGGACCTTCAAGGTCACCTTCCCGGATGGCGCGACCTTCGCCTGCGAGTGCATCGTGACCGGCTACGAGCCGGCCGAGATCGCCGCCGGCGACAAGATGACCACCACGTTCTCCGTGAAGTTCACGGGCGTGCCGACCTTCGCGGCCTCGTAAGCCATGAGCGTCGCGAACAAGCTGAAGGGCGAGGTCCAGTTCCTGGCGCTCGGCCAGCGCTGGACGATGCTGATGGACTTCAACGCCATCTGCACGCTCGAGGAGGCTCTGGGGGTCAAGGGCACGGACTTCTCCGGCGCCATGACCAGCGCCCGCGCGATCCGCACGACCGTCCTGGTCGGCCTGTCCGAGCATCATCCGGATATCGATGAGAAGACGGTCGGCAAGATCCTGACCGATCTGGGCATGGACCGCCCGCTCGAGATCATCGGCGAGGCCTTCCGCTGGGCCATGCCCGAGGACGGGGAGGATGGCGAAGCCGGCGCGGACCCTCAGAAGGCCGAGGCTTCGACTGGGACGATCTCGTCCAGGCCTGGACGGAAGCCAACCTCGGCCCGATCGAAGGCTTCTGGCGCTCGACCCCGCGCCAGTTCGTAGCCGCGCTGAAGGGCCGCCGGCGCCAGCTGGACGGCCAGTACCGGCTGATGCTGGCGCAGGCCTGGCACGCCGAGAACCTCGCGCGCCATCGCAGGCTGCCGCCGCTCGCCGACTACCTCGGCGACGGCAAGCCCGACGCGACCCCCCAAACCCCTGACGAGATGAAGGCCGCCCTGATCGCGTTCACGCGCGCCATGGGCGGCACTGTCGAGGAGAGCGCATGAACAGCGTGATCGGCGCCCTGCGCGTCGTCCTGGGCATGGATTCGGTCGCCTTTGAAAAGGGGCTGGGCGAGGCGCAGAAGCGTCTTGGCAAGTTCGAGAAGGACATGGGCCGGCTGTCGAAGAAACTCGACGCGATCGGCCAGACCCTGACCGTCGGACTGACGCTTCCGATCCTCGCCTTCGGCGCCGCCTCCATCCAGGCGGCCGGCGAAAGCGCCGACGCCATGGGGCAGGTCGAGGCGGCGCTGGCGTCCATGGGCGGCGCGAGCGGCCGCACTGCGAAGCAGCTCGAGGAAAGCGCCTCCAAGCTTCAGAAACTGACCGCGATCGACGACGACGCGATCCTGCGCGACGTCACCGCCAACCTGCTGACCTTTGGCCGCGTCTCCGGCCCGATCTTCGACCGCGCCCAGGTCGCGATCCTGGACATGGCCACGCGCCTAAAGATGGACCTGAAGTCGGCCACCGTGCTGGTCGGCAAGGCCCTGCAGGATCCGGTGAAGGGTATCGCCGCGCTCGGCCGATCGGGCATCCAGTTCTCTGCCAGCCAGAAAGCGATGATCAAGTCCCTGGTCGAGACGGGTCGCTACAGCGACGCAACCTCGATCATCCTGGGAGAGCTGGAGAAGCAGTTCCAGGGCTCGGCCAAGGCTGCGGCGGACGCCAGCCCCTACGGGCGTATGCAGGTGGCGATCGGCGAGCTCGGCGAGGCTGTCGGCCAAAAGCTGCTGCCGCATATCGTGCCGGCGATCGCCAGCATCACCGACCTGATCAACGCCTTCTCCGAGCTTCCCGCGCCGGTCCAGACCGCCGTCGTCGGTCTTGCCGCCGCCGCCGCCGTAACGGGCCCGCTCATCAGCGGGTTCGGGATGGCGACCGGGATGGTCGCAAAGATGGGCCCCTACCTTCTGTCGGTCGCCACCGCCGCCGGCACGATGAGCGCCGCCAACATCAGGCTGGCGTTCACGACCTCAGCGCTTGGCGCGGCCTTCAGCGGCGCGGGCACTGGCATGGCCCTGTTCAAGGGAAGCGGCGCCGCTGTCGGCGTCGTGATGACGGGCCTCGGCCGCACGATGCTGGCCCTTGTTGGCGGGCCGATCGGACTGCTGATCGGGTCGGTCGCGCTCGCCACGGCGGGTATCACGCTGTTGATGCGCGCTAACAGCGACGCGGCGATCGCGGCCGACGCGGACCGTCGGTCCCACGAGCGCCTCGACCCGATCATAAACACCATCACCGAATCCATGCGGGCCGCCGCCTCGTCCTCCGGGGCCCTGCGCAACGCTCACATGGAGGCCGCTCGCGCAGCCTTCATCCTGGGCGAAAGAGAGATCGAGTCGGCCAAGAAGTCGCTCGCCGCCGCGCGCGCTCGGGTCGCCGCATCAAAGCAGACCGACGCGGCCCTTATGAAGTCGGGCATCGGCGGCATGCCGGGCTACATGACAGGCCTCGCCGAGCTCGAGGCGAAAAAGCGCGAAGCCGAGTTGAAGGCCGCCGAGGATCGCCTGATCGATGCCGGCATCGGCCGTCGTCGCGGGTCGCGCGGCAACGGCACGACCTTCAACATCATCGACCCCAACGAGATGCTGGAGCAGACGCTGGCGGCGGACCGGGCCGCGGCCTCGGTGGCCAGCGTCGGCGACGCCGGCGATGCGGCCGGCAAGAAGGCGAAGGAAGCTCAGGCCGCGCTGGAAGCCTGGCGCCGAGAGCAGGCGCGTCTGACGACCGAGCTCGAGGCCGCGCGCATGGTGGGTGACACCGACAAGGTCCGCTCGCTCGAGCAGGAAATCGACAAGCGCGAGCGCATCAAGGACTACCAGGAGAACGGGCTCACCCTCGCCGCCGCGACCGTCGCGGCCGAGCGGGACCTGAAGGTCCTGGGCGAAGCCCGGGCCAAGGCCCAGCAGGTCGAGCTGGACGCCCACGCCGACGACGTCGCCCTGCAGGTCGCCGAGATCTCCGGCGAGACCAGGATCGTCTCCCTTCTGCAGCGCAAGGCCGAGAAGGCCCAGCTGATCGCCTTCTACCAGGAGCAGGGGAAGACGGCGGCCGAGGCGCAGGTCCTTGCCGAAGCCGACCTGCTGAAGATCGAGACGGCCCGGGTCGCCCAGCGCGAGAAGCTGCGCAAGGAAGCCCAGCTGGAATTCGAGCTCGAGCTCGCCCGCGCCCGCGGCGACAGCGAGGCCTCGCTGCGCCGGCGCGAGCAGGAGCTCGAGGTCGGCCGCCGCGCCCGGGACATCCAGGACCGCGACGGCGTCTCCGAAGCCGACGCCCGCAAGCAGGCCGAGGCCGAGGTCGCCGCGCTCGAGGACGCGCGCCTCGAGGGCGTGTTCCGCCAGACGTTCAGGGACGGCGTCATGGCCGCGCTCGACGGCGATCTGAAGTCCTTCGCCAAGGACTGGATCCGCGACTGGGCGAGCAAGGGCCTCGAGGAGGCATTGAACAGCCTGTCCGATATCCTGTGGAAAGTCTTCCAGCAGATTGTCGACAGCCAGCCAGCCTCGGGCGGCATCATCAGCAATCTGGCCAGCATGTTCGGCAGCGGCGGAAGCGGCCCGCCGAAGTTGCCCGGCTTCCGGAACGGCGGTTCCTTCCGTGTGGGCGGCGTGGGCGGCGTCGACAGCCAGGTCGTGTCCTTCCGCGCCACGCCCAACGAGATCGTCGACGTGCGCACCGCCAACGACAACGGCGGCCGCGGCGGCGCCGTGAAGGTCATCGTCGAGGCCAACGAATACTTCGACGCCCGCGTCGAGCGGATCTCCAGCGACGTTTCCGCCAAGGGGGACGCGGAGGTCATCGGCGGAAGCATGGCCGACCGGCAGCGCTCGGCGATGAAGCAGCAGTATCGGGCCCGCCGATGAGCGTCGCGCTTCCCACCGACCCGCGACCGCAGAATATCGATCCGTACCCCATCAGCCAGCGCGTCGACATCACAGCGCTCATCGGCGCGGGGACTCAGCGTCGTGAGCGCACGGGCGACCGCTGGGGGATGACCTTCGTCCTGCCGCCCATGACGGAGGCGAACGCGATCATCTGGCGCGCTCGCCTGCTGCGGGCCGCCGACACCTGCATCCTTGAGCTGCCAGAGCCCGGAATCACCATCGGCTCGCCGGGAACGCCCCTGGTCAACGGCGGGTCTCAGACCGGCTCGACGCTGGTCACGGACGCATGGACGGCCGCCTACGTCATCAAGGAAGGCAAGTGGATCGCGGTCAGCGTCTCCTCGCTGATCTACCTCTACATGGTCACCGCCGATACCGCCGCGAACGGGTCGGGGCAGGCTTCGATCCCGATCCAGCCGATGCTGCGAGCCAGCCCGGCGGACAACGCGGCCCTGATCGTCAATCCGGCCAAGATCGAAGGCTACGTCACCATCGAAGGCGGCATGAACATCACGGTCAACCGGATCATGGCCGGCTGCACCTTCCGCATCGAAGAGCGCAAGTAGGCCGTGGACGCCTCCCTCAAGTCCGACCTGCAGAACGCCGCGTTCACGTCGTTCGTCCTGTTCTCGATCGCGCTGGCGGCGGGGACCGTGCGCCTCTCGTCCGGCGGCGAGATCAGCTACGGCGGCAATACCTACTACCCCGAGAACACCTCCTACGGCCGGCTCGACACCATCCCGGCCATCGCCGACGGGGCCGACGACCAGGTTCCGACGTGCGAGGTCAACATCATCCTGCCGAGCGCGGCGGCCAAGGCGCTTTGGACGGTGGCCGCCGACCAGGGCGTTTCGGCCGTGGTGATGATGGGGACCATCAACCGCTCGACCGGGGTCGTGATCGGCGTCGAGACGCTGTTCACGGGCGAATACAACTGCCCGGAGTTCATGGTCTCAGGCGGCGAGGACCGGGTGGTGCTGCTGCTGACCGGGCAGCTCGGCCGCCTGCTGGAGCCGAACCACGAGCGCAAGCTGTCGCCGGCCTTCCACAAGTCGATCTGGCCCGGCGAGCTCGGCCTCGACAACGTCACCCGCCTGACCCGCAAGGTGCCGTGGCGGGCGTCTGATCCAGCCTCGGGCTCGGTCAAGGGCAAGAGCCAGCGCAGCGGCTTTGCCGGCCTTCGGGACCTCGCGAGAAAATAGTGCCCAGCCATCCGTCTGAACTTCGGGCGCGGGCCGCGCAGGCCTGCGTCGACCGCTTCGCTGCGCGCTCGCTGGCGTGGGGCCGGGTCGACTGCGCCCAGATCGCGGCGCACCACCTGCGCTGCCTCGGCATCAAGACCGCGCCGCTCAAGGGCGTGAAGTACCGCACCGAGGCGCAGGCGCACGCTGCCCTGCTCGCCTCGGGATTCACCGGGCTTGGCGAGGCGCTGGACGCCATCCCGCACCTGCAGCGCATCCCGTGGGCCCTTCGGGTGGTCGGCGACCTTGTCGGGTTCAAGGCCGAAGGGGGGCTTTGGGATCTGAGCCTCACCGTCCTGATCACGCCGCAGAAGGTGCTGGGCATCCACACCGACGGCCAGGTCGCCACCCTGACCCCGCGCGCCGAAGGCATCGCCGCCGTCTGGAGGGCCACGCCTTGCCGCAGGTAGCCGCCGCCTGGATCGCGTCGGCCATAATCGGCGCGACCGGCGCGACCGGCGCCGCCGCCACGGCGATCACCATCGCCTCGCAGGTCGTCGTCGCCGCGGCCGTCAACGCCGCCGCGTCCGCGATCCTCGCGCCCAAGACGCAGAGCGCCGAGGGCCGGGCGACGGAATGGACGCCGGACCCCGACGCGCCCAACCCGTTCATCTTCGGCCAGCGCGGCGTCGCCGGCACCATCGTGCACCGCGAGGCGTGGGGCCAGAACAACCGCTATCAGTCCATCATCAGCGTCTACTCCGGCGCCGGACCGATCAGCGGCTACGGCACGACCTACGTCGACGGCTCGGCGGTCACGTTCACCGGCGAGCTGATGGACGGATTGCCCGTTAACCGGCTCTATCGCCAGACCAGGCTGGGCGCCCAGCCCGAGACCGCTCACACCACCTCCTCGATCACCGGCTCCTATTCGATGGCCGCGTGGTCCCCCGCGCACAAGCTGTCGGGAAAGGCCTCCTCGTGCGTCACGCTGCGGCAGGACGGGGACTTCAAGTACTGGCCGACCGGAGAGCCCAAGTACGTTCAGGTCGTCAACGGCCTGCTCTGCTACGACCCCCGGCTCGATAGCACCTATCCGGGCGGCTCCGGTTCCTGCCGCCTGGCGACGCGCTCAACGTGGGTCTACTCGACCAACGGGGCCATCCAGGCGCTCAACTGGGTGCTGGGCCTGTTCGAGAACGGGGCTCAGGTCGGCGGGATCGGCGCGGACTTCGACCAGATCGACGTCGACGCCTTCATCGGCGCGGCCAACATCGCCGACACCAACAGCTGGACGAGCGGCTCGGTCTGCTGGGCGGACGCCCCGGCGGGCGACGACAAGTACGAGGTCCTGATCGGCCTGCTGCAAACCTGCGGCGCGCGGCCGGCCAGCAAGGCCGGGATGATCAGCTGCGTCAGCTTCGCGGCGAACGGCTCATCGGTGGCGACGATCACCGGCGCCGACGTGATCGGCCCGTTCACTTATCGCGGCATGACCGCCCGCGAGGGGCGGATCAACACGATCATCCCGCGCTGCGTCTCGGCGTCCCACGACTGGGAAAACGTCGACCTCGAGCCGGTCAGCAACAGCACCTACGTCACCGAGGACGGCGGGGCGACGCGCTTGCGGGGCGTCACCTACGGCTATGTCACAAGCGCCAACCAGGCCGCCCAGCTGGCCCGGTACGACATCGCCAACAGCCGCGAGGGCATCAGCGGCACAATCACCGTCCGCACCTACCTGCGCGACATCGAGCCGGGCGACTGCTTCACGATCAACGAAGCCGAGTTCGGCATGTCGTCGCTGAAGTGCCTGTGCCTTTCACGCGAGTACGACCCGGACACCGACGGCGTTCGGCTGACCTTCCGCAGCGAGACGGCGGCAAAGCACGCCTGGGCGCTGGCGGGGACCGGAACGGCCCCGGCGACGCCGACGCTGGGCGGGGATGACCCGACTACGGTTCCGACGCCATCGGGCTCGGATTGGGCCATCGCCGCCGGAACGGGGGAGACGCCGTCGGTGGTGATCACCGGCGCCGTGCCCTCGACGTTGACGGTCTCCAAGATCGTCGTCGAGCACAAGGCGGACGCAGCCAGCGCGTGGGTTCCGCTTGGCGAGTTCTCGCCGGATGCGACGAGCTTCGAGGCGACGGGCCTCGTCGCCAACACCGCATGGGAGGCGCGGCTCGCCTATCGCAACCTGTTCGGCGCGCTGGGCTCGTACCTGTCGCTTGGCCCGGTCACGACCGCGGGGAACACCGCGACGGCCGTTGATCCGACCATCGAGCTTGTGAGCGGCACGGGCGACACTGCGCTGCGGATCCGGGATGGGCAGCTCTGGACCGGAGCCGGCGGCATCGAGAACGCCGGCGCGGTGCTGGACAGCAACGGCCTTATCCAGAGGATGAGCGATCCGACCATCAGCGTCGGCGGCCTGGTCTACATGGACGCCAATGGGCTGACGGCCGCGGCCATGCAGCAGATCGCGGCGGAAAATCGCACGACGCCGCCCGCGACGCGCATCGTCCAGGCGCAGGTCCCGCATGCGGCGACGTCCGGGGCGGTGACCAGCTACCTGACGACGACGCTTCTTTCCGCGTCGGACGTGCAGCTGGACGTGTCGTTCTCGCTGGCCGCGTTCTCGACTGACCTGAGCGACTTCCCCGCAACGATCACCGTCGCCCTGTACGAGCAGTATTCGACAGACGGCGGTGGGTCCTGGTCGACGCTGACGGCGGTGACCGGAGGCTCGGTTACGCTCACCCGCGTGACCACGGGCGCGCCGACCGCCTCGGAGTATCTCGTCGAGGCCGGGACGTTCAACAAGTTCGATGGCACGGACATTCTTCCGACGACGTACTATCGCGTCACCGACCCGGCCGCTCTGACCATCGCCGTCTCGGCGGTCAACAAGGCGGAGGCCATGTGGCGCTGGGCTCTGGTCGGCCCGACCGGCCCGGCCTGGCGGGTAACCTCGTCAACGATCACGGCGACCGACACCGACGACAAGCCGTCGTTCCTGGTGGGCAATGTGTCGGCCGGCGCGTCCACCCCGTGGGCCAATCCGGTTGGCCACACCCATGAGCTGGTGATCCAGAACAGCAGCACGACGGACATCGACGTCACGGCCTCGGCGGTCACGATCTCGACGACATCGGGCGGCGTACGCACGGTGCGCGACGTCAACATGACGCTGGACACCACCGCGTCGGGTGCGGGCGGGCTCGATACCGGGTCCATCGCGATCAACACGCACTACGCCATCTACATGATCAGCAACGGCACCGACGCAGGCGATGCGCTGCTTTGCTCGACCAGCTTCACCTCGCCGACCCTGCCCTCTGGCTACAGCTACGCCGGCCGCATCGGGGCGTTCGTCACCGACAGCGGCGCGACCACGATCCGCCCCTTCCTCAAGAAGGGAAACCGGACCCGCTACGTCCAGACCGGGAGCAGCTACCTCTACACCCTCAAGTCTGGGTCTCACGGCAGCGTCGGGACCCCGACCTGGGTGGCGACCAGCTACTCGGCGATTGTGCCGTCAACGGCGGTCGATGTCGCCTTGTCGGTCTACCAGACCGGCAACACCCTGATGATGGCGCCGAACAATACCTACGGCGAAGAGGGTGACAGCTCGAACCCGCCGTACATCTGCATCAAGACCGGCGGCACGACCGAGGCGCACGCGGTCGAGATCCCGAACGAAAACGGCAACCTCTACTCAGCCAGCAACAACAGCGGGTCGCGCATCCGCGTCTCTGGCTACACCGACAGCGTCTAGGAGCCCCCTGCATGACCGCTCAACAGCGCCCCGTGGTCGATGACCTCGGGAACATCACCGTGCATGGACGCTCGGGTCTTGTCATTGTGGTCAAGGTCGAGACGGAGACATCCGGCGTCTACGAGGACATCTCGGCGAGCGACCTGTTCTTCGAGATCGGCGGCAAACTGCGCCTGGCCCTGAGCGCCGGGGCGGACATCTACAGCCGCCAGGTGATCCTCACGCGCACGCAGGTCGCGACGCTGTCGATCAACCAGCCCTATGCGTTCGCGATCCACGACGAGACGCCGACCACGCCCTCGACGCCTTGGGCCGGGACCATCACGACGTTTGGGTTCAAGGCCGCGCCGACCGGGGTTGCGGACGTCGACGGCGAGGCGGCCAACTGGTCGGGCGCGACGGTCGTTATCCAGCCTGGGGGCGGCTCGCCTGTCGTCGTGGTCAACTACATGGGCCAGCCGGGCGAGGGCATTCCCATCGGCGGGACCGCTGGCCAGTACCTGCGCAAGTCGTCTTCGACGGACTACGCGGTGGGCTGGGATACGCTGACGGCTGACGACGTGTCTGGGCTTTCTGACGCGCTGATGGCGCTGGGGGCGGCGGACACGTCCCTGACCACGCGGATCGGGGCGGAGGAGACGGCGCGGGCAGCGGCCGACACCAGCCTCGCGACCGCCGTGGCGGCGACGTACCTGCCGCTGGCCGGCGGCGTCATGGCGGGCGTTCTCGCGTTCGTGGCGGGCACGGCGGCGCTGCCGGGCCTCGCGGTGGCCGGGGACCTGAACACCGGCATCTACGCTCCGGCGGCTGACACGTTGGCGGTCACCGCCGGAGGTGTTGGTCGCTGGGCCTGGAACGCCAACGGGCACTACTACCCGCTCGTTGATGGCGGCGGCGACCTCGGTGGCGCGGCCAACCGCATCCGCGACGGCTGGTTTTCGCGGAATGTGAACGTCGGCGGATTGGTCCAATTGGGCGGAACGACAAGTTCGTTCGGCGCATGGAAGAGCTCGGGAACCTCGATACAAGCCCGGAGAGCCGACGACAGCGCCTTCGCGAGCGTGCGAGCTACCGGGTATTCGTTCACTGCTGGCCAGTACTTCGACACGTCTGGTGCCGATGGCGTGTTGTTCTCCACCGTCAGCGGCACCGCCTACGCTCATATCGTGGCGGACGCCGCCCACACCCTCGCCCTGCGGAACGGGAACAACACCCAGGCTTTCAATATCTACAGGTTACACGCCGACGCCTCGAACTACGAGCGTTTGACGATCTACTACGGCTCCGGGTTCAACCTCCTGACCGAAGCTGCCGGCACCGGCTTCGTACGCGACATGCGCATCGGCGCGGGCGCTGGTGGTGGCCTCTTTCTGAGGGGCGGCGGCACGGATCGCTGGATCGTCTATTCGACTGGCACTCTGAACCCTGCGGCAGACAGCGCCTATGATCTAGGCTCATCGCCCCTTCGGATACTGAAGGGTTGGTTCCGCGCGCTCGACGTCAACTCCGGCACGCTTTCCGTAGCGAGCGCCCCGAACCTCAACAGCCTCCAGACCTGGAACAACGGCGCCGTCGCCTTCACGGCGCTGCTGGCGAATGTGACCGACACCGCATCGGCGAGCGGGTCACTGCTGCTAGATCTGCAGGTCGGCGGTGCTAGCAAGTTCTCCGTATTGAAGGGCGGCGGCGTGACGTCGAGCGGCAGCGTCCTCGCGACCTCCGGCCTGATTTCCGGCTCGTCTGGCTACCTGGCATGGTCATCGCGAACGGTTCTGCGTTCGCCCTCGGATGGCGTCCTGACGCTGCTGAACACCACTGAAACCGACTTCGGGCGTCTCCAGTTCGGCGGGGCGAGCAGCGCCTTCCCGGCGTTGAAAAGGCTCTCGACGATTATCCAGTTCCGGCTAGCTGACGACAGCGGCTTCGCCAACGCTCGGATGGCGTCCCTGTTCTTGGAGAACGGCGAGCGTATTCAGAGCGCCGGTGTGGCGGGCGATAGCTGGGCCTTCTCCAACGCAGGCGGTTTCGGTGCGATCCTAGCCGTCGATGCGGCGAACGTCTTTGCCCTACGCAACGGTGCGAGCCCCCAAGCCTTCCGGGTCAACAACACCCACACCGACGCCTTGAACTATGAGCGACTGTCGCTGGGCTATTCTGGCGGCAACTTCCGCATCGCCACTGAGCATGGGGGGACCGGGTCGACCCGATCACTCATGCTCGCGACGGGAAACACCGACCGGTGGTTCATTAGCGGTTCGTCGGGCGGGCTCTTTCCCAATTCGGACGGCGCCTACGACATTGGGGGTGCGGCGAATAAGCCTGCCAACCTACACCTTGCGAACCGGCTTTATCTTTCTGGTCAGGTGATCGTCAGTGCTGTCGCGGACGGCGTCGCGCTGCTTCGCAACAATGCCGCGACCGGCTTCACCGGCATCAAGATGGGCGGGGTGACAGACGCCTTTCCCTACCTGAAGGTCAATGGAGCGAACCTCCAAGGCCGCAAGGCTGACGACACCGACTTCAACCGGTTCCAAGCCAAGCTCCAGACCCACGCCAACGCCGTCGCCGAGACCCCGACGGCGACCCACACCCTCACCCTCTATGACGCTGCCGGGACCGCCTACAAGGTCCTGGCGGTGGCTGCCTAACCCAAAAGGAAAGCCCCATGCGCACCGTGACCATCGAACTGACCACCACCCAATGGGCCGGCGTGCGCGCCGCCCGCCAGCGGCGCAACGCCGATCTGGAACAGACGATCCCGGACCCCCAGCACGACGCCGAAAGCGGCGAGCCGGCGCCGATGATCGTCAACCCCGCGCTGATCGCGACCGACGAGGGCTACGTCCAGTGGGTCATGGGCATGGCGGCGGACAGCTACTGCAATCAGCTGCCCGACGACGTGGCCGAGATCCTCGCCCAGGCCTGACGCCCAGCGCCATGGCCCTCAAACCCTCCGGCCGGAAGCGGCCGGGACCACCCACCCTGAAAGCCCTGAAAGACCGCAAGACCATGAGCAAGATCGACCTCAACGCCCCAAACCTGACCCGCACCGGTGAGCCGGTGAAGTTCGCTGACGGCCGCGTCCAGACGACCGCCCACCTCATTCTCGACGTCGTCGACATCCTGCTGCCCGGCGACGATCAGGGCGACAAGAAGATGAAGCTTGTCCGGCTCGGCCTGCGGATCGAGGACGCCCTGGCCACCGGCGAGATCGACATGAGCAAGGCCGACTGCACCCTGGTGCTTGAACGCGCCAAGATCTGCGCCGCCGCGCGGGACTATACGCACCTGATCAAGACGCTTGATCCCGAGCAGCTGACGGCGGGCACGTAGGGCGCACCCGCCGCGCCGGCGAAGGCCGACCACCACATCAATCACTTCGCCTGACGCAAGGGCTTCCATGTTCCAGATCGACCCAGCCCGCCTCGAGCAGGCCGTCGCCACTTTGCCCGGGGCCGTCCTCTACGCCCTGATCCAGATCTACGTCCTCGTCAAAAGCGGCCGCATGCCGACCGCCCAGGACTGGATCGGCGTGGCGGCCAACATCACCTGCGCCTTGGCCTGTGGCCTGTTGCTTGGCTTCGTCCTGCAGGGCGCGATCGAGCACATCCCGATGGCCTTCCTGCGGGACCCGTTCGTCATCGGGACCCTGATCGGGGCCTTTGGGTGGGAGCTGTTCCCCTTCGCCTGGGAGCAAGGACGCAACTTCGCGCGCCGCCGCCTCGAGAAGGTGGCGCAGGGAGACTGACAATGACCGATCTCATCGCCGCGGCGGCCGCCCTGGTCGCCGCAATATCGCTGGGGCTGCGCGCCTACATGCTGCGGCCGAAGTTCTGCAGCTGGTACGACGCGCCGGCGCGGGTGTGGGCGGCGCTTCTAGGCCTGTCGTCCGTGCTGTTCGCCACCTTTCTGCACCTGATGCGCCATGGCGGAGCGAGCGAGCGGGAGGCCGTCATCCTCGTCGGCATGGCCGCCGCCGCCGTGGCGCTTCTGGTCAACCTTGCCCAGCAGGGCCGCGCGGCTGCCGTCGTCGACCAGGTCACGTCGGTTCCCGAGCCTGTAGCGCAGGCTCAGCGCCTGCCCGCACCCCGGCAGCGGGCCCTGCCTGCGCCGCCCCGGGCCCTGCAGTCTCAGGCGGCTTCCCGCGCCGGCTGACGTCCCCTTGCGCGTCAGCTGACGCGCCAATTCGCATCTGGAGATCCACCATGCCCCACGCGCTTACGGCGCGCGATCGCGCGCGCCTGCAAGGCCTTCACCCTGACCTGGTCCGCGTCGTCGTGCGTTGCGCCAAGGAGACGCCCGTCGCCTTCATGGTCGTCGAGGGCCTGCGCACGAAGCAGACCATGTGGGCCAACTGGGGGAAGGGCCGAACCGCCGCCGAGTGCTCGGCCGCCGGCGTTCCGGTCGTCTATGCCAAACCGAAGCTGGCCAAGGTGACCTGGCTGAAGAACCCGCTGGCCTCGAACCACCGCGCCCACCCCAGTGACGGCCTCGGCCGCGCGGTCGACCTGCTGCCAGCGCCCTACGACTGGCGGAACAAGGCGGGCGAGTTCGACCAGCTGGCCAAGGCGATGCTCGCCGCGGCCAAGGCCGAGGGCGTCGAGATCCGCTGGGGCGCGGACTGGGACCGGGACGGCAAGCCGCGCGAGCGCGGCGAGACCGACAGCCCGCACTTCGAGCTCGCCGCCTGATGCCGCGCATCGATTGGCTGAAGGCGCTGCCCTGGCTTGTGTCCGCGGCGGCGCTGATCGCCATCGTCGGCTGGATCTGGCTGGACGGCCGCGCCGCCGGCGTCGCGGTCGAGCGGCCCAAGGTCGAGGTCGCTCGAGACGACAGCGCCGGCCGGCGCCTCGAGGCCCAGGGCGAGCGCGCCAGCGCCGACCGGGTCGAAGCCTTCCACAACCGCGCCGCCCGGGCTCGCGACAGCGTCGCCGGCGTCGAGCGCGATCTCGCCCACTCCGGAGACGCCGATGAACCGATGGATCCTGCTCGCGCTGAGCGCCTGCGCGCTCATGACCGCGAGCTGTGTCGGCTTGCCCCGCATCTCGAGGGATGCGCTGGGCTCGCGCCCGCCGGCGGCGAAGCCCGCTGACCAGGCCAGGCCGCCGCAGGTCGAGATGCCCGCGGCCGCGCGCAAGCCGTGCGAGATCTACACGCTGCCGACCGACAGGCCGGTGACGCAGGAAGATCGGGACATCGGCTATGCCACCCGCGGCGCCCAGCTGGTGCTGTGCGACGGCCTGCGCGACCTGGCCGTAAAGACGCATGACGCCGAGCACGAGCTCGAGGACCGCTGGGCCGAAGAGAGGGCATGGCGCAACCGGCCCTGGTGGCGGAGGCTGATTCCGCCGTGGTAG